TCGCCCAGATATCTGCTTATGCAGAAGCCAATGGCATTGATCAGGCAGCGTTCCTTGCGATCAACAAGTCAACAGGAGAGATATGTCTTACCAAACTACATCACATGGATATGATCAATGCGAAGCAGAGAATCTCTCACCTTAAAGGATTGGTTTCACAGGACGCTCTACCTGATAGGTGCTATTCCGATCTACCTGATGGTAAGTCTGGCAACCGTAAGCTTCCTGTTAGTTGTGTTTATTGTGGGTATAAGCGAGACTGTTGGGCTGATTCAAATCAAGGTAAAGGCATTCGTGTCTTCAAGTACGCACACGGTCGCAGGTATCTTACCAACGTGGCTAAAGAACCTGACGTGGAGGAAGTGACTGACTGGTGACACATTGGGAGTATCATAAAGAGTTTGACACAAAGAATAACTTTGGATTTGTTTATAGAATAACCAATAAGAAAACTAAGAAAGCCTACATTGGTTGTAAACAATATTATGTAACACGTAAAGGTAAGAAAGTAGAATCTAATTGGAGAATATATACAGGTTCTAGTAAGTATCTTAACGAGGACATCAAGAAGATTGGCAAGAAACATTTCAGGTTTCAAGTTGTCGGTGAGTATAAAAACAAAAGAAGTCTTCGGTATTATGAGTGTTATTTCCAAATGATCTACAAAGTTCTTACAGCAAAGTTAGAAGGTACGGACGAACCCGCCTACTACAATAACTATGTGGGCGGGAAA